ATCCAGTCAAGAGCCTGAGCAACAGTAGGAAATTGTTCGGAGAAAATAGAACGAACACCCTCTGCTACTACCATATGCTCCTTCTGTGTTCCATGTGCTGAACGTAGATTAATATAATGTATCCATGAACGTACACTACCACTCATATAGATTCTTGTAGGAGTAGCAAGAGGTAGTACAAATCTTGCACACTCCTTTGCAACACCAGCATCAAGCATCTCTTTATATAATTTCATTCCATCTACAAAATGTCTTTGCATCTTAAGATTCAAATCTTCTACCATAAGAGTATCTAAATCATCAATACTATTCTGACGATTCTTATCATCCTGCCTACGTAGTTCTGGTAAAGGAATCACATCACCCAACATACTACTATCAGCATACCTTTGAGAGAACTCTTGATAGGTAAAGGAACGATGTCTTAATATCTGTGCTGCCAATCCTCTGGTAGTATTAATCTCTACCGTCATAAATGCTTGTTCAAATACTGACCAGTGACCGTGTTTAATACAATACTTCAGTAACCCTGCAAACTTATCATTGTCTTGATTATTAGGATTACTAACACGAGCAACATATGCCATGTGTTGTTCAGCATCAGGTGTTACGCTGACCAATTTGATTTGACTATCCGTCGTCATCTTCAAAGACCTCATCATAATCGGTTGGAAGGGGGTTCATATTATTATAATTCTCTTGCTTATAAGAGTCAACATCAGAATAAATTTCAGATTCTAACTCTTCTACAATTTCTTTAAATGCTCTTACTAAAACTTTTAGTTTTGCCTTATTCATTTTAAACTCCCGATGCTGGACTCGAACCAGCGACATAGTGATTAACAGTCACCCGTTCTACCGACTGAACTAATCGGGAAAGTGGGGGGTGGGAGGTTGGATTAATGTGTACCAACAAGTAAGGGGCATTGCTACATTAGTAGATTTTTACCTCACTGTCCGAGACCCG